AAGCGGTTGGAAGATATTGACCATGCCCACTCTGATGGTCCCAACTGCCCATAAACATAATCAGCATTAGGTGTAACAATAAATTCATTTAATGCAGCATCAAAAAGGCCACGCACAGCTACGTTTACTGAGTTATTACTGTTCCAGTATGGCGGCAGAACGGCATCTGGAACATACCCATCCAGCGTGTCAGTAGCTTCCATATTAACTGGAATGTAAGTGAACAAGATGGTTATTTGCCCAGCGATACCAGTTCCAGCGTCACCATTTGGTGCATCGTATCCAATTGGAACAATTCCAGTTAGGATGTTTGTCCACATTGCCGCAAGCCACTTGCGTGTTAGAGTTGGGTCTAAATACTCCGCATCCCACCAAGTTGGTTTCGTTATATACCCTTGTAATACCCACGGCTCCAAATGCGGCAATGGTGTTCCATATACGTTGTTATATAGTGCTTCCCAATGGGCGATATCATTAGATGTTTCCAATCCCGTTACGGGATCAGTTGTGATATCAGTATACGCATAGTTCCATGTGAACGGATTGTTTTGCACGTATCCAGAATTGGTGAGGGGGGTTTGGATGTTTAACTCTCTCACATATCGGGAAAACTGCTCTTGTGATTTAAGATCATATGCAATATCATTTTGTGTAATGGAAAAATCAAATTTTGATGTAAAGTTAGGTGGTGTTGCCCCACTACCCAAAATTGAAAATAAGTCTTCTTCAACCCCCAACAATATGTTGGCATACAATAGTGTAATATCCAGCTCTTCCCAAACACTCAACGAGTTTAGGCGATACAGCGTTCTTGTTGACGCGGAAACATCTACTTCAATAACTAAATCTCCAGTTTCAACTGGATTATCGTCAATTAATGTTGGGAATGGATCTCCAACATTTATTGTTTCTAATGTGGTGTTTAGGGAAATTGTGTTAAATAAAATTGATAGTGCTGCTTGATTGAAATTAACATCCAGCCGGTGACCATCATGGTGTACTAACTGCAAAATTTCTGTTGCTTCATCTATAAGTAGGTACGGTGTAAGTGATTGGGCAAGACCAAAGAAAGGAATGGTTGCTATCCAATTTTTTATACCTGCGCTGGTTGTTAAATCCCAAGTTGTACTATCGCCAAACCACTGGTCCAGCCTATCGTTTCTTTCAAATACAGTTTTAAGTTCTGCCTTAACGTATGTAGTCAGATCCTCAACATTATTAATGCCTGACTGGTTCAGATAATCCACTATATTGGCACTTAACATTTCACGTAAGCCATTCTGTAGTGAGTCATATTGTGCGTTGGCAAAAGATATAATATCAATCGGATTGGTGTTATTAACAAACATAGATGAAATAAGGGTATCCATTCCATCATTGTGTTCTTTGATGCTGCCCCCAAGTCCATAATTAACGGCTTGGTCTATATGATAAAAATTATTAAACCCACTATTAGATACGCCAATTGCTGTTTGTGCATCAATGATTGTACTAAAATGCCGGAAAATATCAGTCAGATTTACGTTTTTTCTGTTTTCGTGACTTACATTGAAATATAGTTGGTTTGGTATTTCCCAGAAACCATCAGCAACTACCGGAATATATTGCTCCTTGCCAAGGCCGTGTTTCCATATGCTTTGATACTCGTTGTTTAGTTCTCTAGTATCATAATAGATGTATAACTCACCAGTTTCATCATCAACTAGCCCTTGTTCAAATTGATAATCTTGTGCGGGTTCATCAAAATCTATTTTCTGATCAATGGTGAGGAAGTACTCACCATCTTCTGCATCTCTGTATCGGAACAGATTGCTTGCAAAAATAAATGGTTCATTATGTATATCGTATACATTGAACCACGGGTACTGGGCTCTTTCTGATTTAACTTGTTCTATCCTTCTGGTATCGACCAAGTTGAATAGTTCTACCCCAGATCCGGTGTTTACAATAACTGCTCTCTTGCCAATGTCCTCAATATCATATTCACCAAGTTCTATTCGTATAATGTCATCTTCTGTAATTTCAAACGTGGGTGCAAATATGATTCCCCCGGTGTAATCTGGGCTAAAATCAGATTGAACATCATTAAAATTACCATACTGGCGAACATCATTAATGTATACCCTAATATCACCTTCTTGATAATCCTCAAACAAACACAAATCATGCAAAGAAGAATCAAGTATGAGCAACGCTCCAAAGATTGATGATCCGCCGGATAAAATTTTAAATTCTTGATATGCCAATCCCCAAAGGGTTGCTTTGGTTGCATCAGTACTACTTCCCACAAAATCACTTAGCATAGGGTTAGGTGTGGGTTCAACGCTTGACGCCAAAATGTTTTCAAGTCCTTGGAACTGCCAATGATAAGTTTCAACAGATATCCAATTATCACCCAAAGAGGTCGTTATTGGTGCTATATATGACCCTAAATCCACTGGATCACCCGGTGCTGGTATGGGTGTTTCTAAGAACATGCGGGTGACCCAACGAGAGTTTGGGGTTAGTTGAACAAACTCTGAGGATGCTACGTTTCTTTCACCAGTATTGAAACCAAAACTCCCAAATTTTATAGATACACCTTCAGTGAGGTCTGCTGTCAAATTTCCAAATTTATGATGAAACAGAATCGTTGTACCGTCTACGATAGTTATTTCGTCTCCATCAACTACCGTCGTGTCTATGATTTCGAAGAGTGTTGGTTCCTGTGTTGTGTCGGCATATGATACTTCGGTATTCCTACGATATTTCCATGTTTTATCAGCATATGAATGATGTGATAATTTAACAAATGGAAAGTATTCTATTATTGGCTGTTGGGCTCTTAGTTTTCCTGTAAAGCTGTTTATCTCTGTGATATGAATCCATTTGTTTTCATCAACCCAATCATTATTTTGTGCTAAATCAATAAGATGAGCGTCATTGTTAATGTCTATTAAATATGAGTAACCATCTAGCATTACATCCCACGCGGAGAGGACACCCCATCTTTTCAGTTGATCATTAGCGGTATCATACCAAAGTTGTCCAACCGAAAGAGCTGGTGGTTCCGTATCGCCTTCCATATCTGTTAACACTCGCTCACGAACGATGTCATATGATATTGCAGTTTGATCGAAGAACACACGGTCCAAGCCAAGTTGATCTGATGTTAGCAAGTTTTCAATTATATAATCACCGGCAATACCCGTGTCATTAATTCGTAGAATGTCCCCTACCCGATATGTGCCATCTAAAAAATCTTTAGCCCCATTCGTGTCGGTGAACACGTTAGAGCCTAACGTTGTTCCATCTAGTCCGTTGGTGGTTCTACTTAATAGGCTAATGTGTTTAACCCAAATGATATCGCCCATTTCATTATCGACACTGGCTTCCGCAAGGGATTGTGGAAACACTGAAAGTGAAAATGGGCCTCTACTATAAGGGGCATTGCAAATTTCGTTGTATTCAGATTCTACTGAGCGTATTAACGGCTTGGTGGATATTCGTGTCCAATCAAACTCGGCGTCCGTGAAGTCTTCTGTTACTATGATTGAAGTAACGTTGTCCACTATATGAACTTCGCGTGTTTCAACACGCCAAAGCCTAATCGGTTGCGCAGTTGCGCTATCTTCGGTAGCAAACACATAATCTTTTGTAAACAAGTCAGTAAAGTCACCATCCACAAAGATCTTTCTACGATCTGCATCTATTCCTGTTATTGGCAATTCAGTATTAGATACCTGCCCATAAATATCATTGACCCCCAGCACAATATCATAATCCCCTGTATCAAACACAAGATCAGTGGTGTTATCTAGAACGTTATATGACGAAGCGAGTACTTTTGCTGCTATAGGATTCACTAAAGCCCCAGACAAAATAGCAAGTTCTCCATCTCTAAATGTTGTAGTTAAGTTTTCTTCAACTTCGACAGTGTTAGTAAATTCGTCATAACTCACGATAGTGTGAATTGGCATTGATGTGGTAACTGCACGTAAAGTTTGTGTGTAACGCGCTTCTACCCAATTACAGTGATTTTTAATTGTAATATATTGTGGTGGATCATTGAGATCGGTTGATGCCCAAAAATAGTCTTGGTAATTGATTAATTTGTCTATGTCTATAGGCGGAATCCAGTTGAATTGGAGACTGCTTCCCCATTCATTAAATCGGTCAAGATCCACGCCCAGTAAGGCTAACCTGTTCATAAAATCTTGGAACGATAGGAACCAGTCGAGGTTACCAACCTTATCATATACAATTGGCTGAAGCTGATTTGCTTGTCTATACTCGGTTGGTTCAATTATCTGACGTAATTCTGTGATAATTGATTCGTCTAGAGATCCTATAATACCTACGATTCGTTCCACTTCATCTTTAGTAAAGAACCGGTTAAACAGATTATGGTTTAGCCCTTCCAATAACTTAGCATTATCCAAGTTAATTGCTGGAAGCAGCTTATTTAAATCTGTTCCGGGTTTATTATAATCTGAAAGATTCTTGGCGCTCACGAAAACCTCATACACAATATCAAGTGATTAGTATTATTTATCTCACTTGCATGTGATGGAAAACCGTCATTTTTACTGGCGAAGAGTTTGGGGATCTAAAGACTCCACTATTTCCACTTGGTCAACGGTGAAATCAACCTGAATTATTTCATCTTCTCGTGATAGTACTTGATATAAGTCACCAAATTCATTTGTGTTAAGTATCGGAACCAATACAACAGAATCCAGTGCTGTGGGTAAGGTAGAATGAATGAATGCTGACAGTTCTGAAAAATAGAAAGTTTCACCAAATTCCCATAATCTTATATCAAAAAATTCAATTACTGCATCTACTATACTCGTCTTAATCTGATTATTACTGAGACTGCGGTCAGCAGAACGAATAACTTTGATTGTTGCTTGAACTTCTGTAGCAGCATTGGAACCAAACAATATCTTGATATTACCCGGATGTAATATCACAGTATCCGATATCATTTTATTTTCCAATAGCTCTTGATAATCCCCTCTAAGCTGGAATGGTGTTGGTGCTTCTGGTTCAGCAGATAGATTACCATTTAGCCATAATCTAAGATTTCTAGCGTACCCACGGGTTATAACATACATATCTACAATATTAGAAGAGGCAGGATCTATTAAATGATACCTTGGTGTTCGGTGAAACCATGCAAAGTTGATTCCTTCCTTACCATTTTCTCTCTTCCATAATTGGTCCACTTGGTTTGGATTGATTGCCTGATCTTCATTCCATTCCTCTTCCGGGTTGATACTTTGATATGCGGTTTGGAAAACCCACGGATCATTGATTGTTTCCCTGTTAAAATAAACATAGTCTGTCGGGCCAAAGAGATAAGCTAGATCAACATCATCTGGGATGCCGTCACCATTGGCATCATCCGGCATGATATATAATTTGTTAATATCGATCAATCCAGTATTTTCTCCGGTGTCTATTATTACTTGTCCCAATACATCAAAATCATAATTTTGTGTTAACAGGGCAGAAGCACCGGTATTAGCCATCAGTACAACCACTGTATCAAGATTGGTATTCAGAGTATCGGTGGTTATAACCGAGCCATCGCTAACATTCCAAAATTTTGTCTCTTGGCTATGAAAAATTATGCGTATTGATTCATAACATAGTTCCCAATCCGTACCAGCTAAAGAGGAAACACTGAACCAGTATTCGGTGCCAGTTAAGTCTTCCACCCATGCTGACCCGTTGAAATCAAAATATTTGGTGGACGGTTTATTATTAGTAGCGTCCACTAATCTACTTTCTATAAGAGTCCGTTCAGTTTCTGTGAACTCAGTTTTAATGGCCGTAGGTGCTATGCCCTCAATTATAAAGCGAGTAAAGAAAGCCCCAGAAGATAACAACGGTTCAATATGGTTGTCAATTAATGAGGCAATCAATGCTTCGTGATTTGGTGGATCTTCATCAGGAAGCACACTTGAATAGATGGTTTCACATATTTCGTCAACGTCATCCTCAACGTTGAAGTATATCACCCCATCATCTCCAAATATCTTTACATTATCATAGCTTTCACTTGGGTCATGCCATGGAATGTACTTTGAGTCCCCAGCAAATGTTCGGTTAACTGACCGCAATTTTAAAATGGTGTTATCTTGTAATAAGAATTCATTATAATCACGCCCATTAACCATACGGTCTTGTGTGTAATACACCGCTGGTGCTGTTTTTCGTATATGCTCTATATCCTCTGATGGAGCAGAATTTTGAATTGGGGTTAACAGTGACACGGTTAAATTAAAGGTTTGCTCTTTGGCCTCGGGGTCATTGTATGTGAACGAACTTCCAACATCTTGTATAGCCGTTGTGGGAATTGGATTATCTGTGTTGGCCGATTCTCTTGACCATATTTCAAATGTTCCGTTTGGTATGTTTGCAAATTTTCCGTCACCAAATATCACACGGAACTGATCATCATCCAACGTCTCAATTTCATATCTGTTTCTGTTTGTTTCACTGGTGAACACAATGTTTTGTCCACCAGCCGTATCAACCTCTATCCATTCTCCGAGACGAGTTTCAGCGTTGAAATCCTCACTATCCTCTAGAATTTCCCCGGTGTCTGGATCAATATTATTAATGAAGATGTCAGTTTCGTTACTGTTTGAAAGAAGAACATCATATGTTTGGTTGGGGGTTATACCATCAAAAGATGTCTCAGTACGGGAAAGTGTACCTTGTTTCGTATACATGAAAAATCCGGTGTTCTCTGAAGAATCTCCCAATCCGTCATTCAAATATAAAACACCGAGGTTCAAATCTTTTTCTGGCCTTGTTTCTAATGGGCCAAATTCATTTAAATCAGAACCAACTAATTCCATTGGTAATGTTTCACTTGAAACTGTGATTGAGTATGGAAGGGTGTTAGTTGATAGGGAACTATTGATAAATTTATACTTCTCAAATAATACGTCTTGAACTTGTACCCGGTCAGATGGTGAGACAACCCCAAACTGTTGATCCAACACCCTATTCATAATTAGGATAAACTGTTCTTTCCAATTATCATTGTTAGTGTCATTCCAGCGTATTGTGGAATTGGACAAATCATTGCCAGCCGAATCAAACACGCGCTCAGTGGTGCTGACGCTGGTTAATTTAACTAATCCTCTGGCAGGTATGTTTCTATTAGAGTTGTAAGACAGTAACTTAGCTAAACGCAGGATGGATTCTTTTCTTTCAGCAGTAGAAATAAAATTCTCGTGGGCATTCATATCAAAACGATATGCATCCAATTCTGCCAAATATGCAAATAGTTCAAGAAGAGCAACTAGTTCAGAGCTTTCTATAAAGTCATTAAATTCTTCAGGATAGTATAATTTCAGATAATCAAGCATGGACTCCTTAATTGTCTGGAAATCCCATGCAGCAAAATTAACTTGTTGAAAAGCCTCATATGCTCTTTCCCAATTTTCTGCTCTGTTTATAACTCTAGTCATGTTTCGGCCCGTTAATCATATAATTAGTTTTCAAAGGTCAGATTGATGTGTAATGTATTGCGCAGATCCAACTCAACATAAAACAAACTGGCAGCAATTGCCATGATTCTATTTTCAAAGTCAGTAGCCATTACGTAATCATCTTCTGATAATAAAATAACTCTTGGGTCAAACCCAATTACCTCACGCACTTGGTCATTTATTAAAACGATAGTCGGGTCATCAAATGGTTCAAACAATAAATCCTGTATATTAGTGCCATACCCACGGAAGCCAACACGTTCACCCTTTCTGGTGAAAATGTGGTTTAGTAAGTCCTGTTCAACCATCTCAACATCAGTAAGTACAAACGACTTATCACGTTGCCAGCTCTTGAATGAAAACCCTCTATACACTGCCATATTTTTAACCTGATCTTTACTCTATTTATATCTCTTACCGTCTCCAGAAAGGTCCACGTGTGATTGTATCAGTTCCTTCCACCTTTCCTATCGATTCTCTACCGTTTGTGCCGACATTATCGTATTGTTTAATCCAATCCACATTATTCAAATACCCAGAATTGAGGGAGTTAACTGTATCATTGGAATCCTGCATTAATACTCTTGGCCACGGCTCATGCTCTGGAACTCTGTTTGTCCATGGGGATATTTGAGTTTCGTCTTCTTCCACCTCCGGGTTAGCTTCTAATGCTTCATCATTAATTTCTGTTGCATCATTAGCATCGTATCCAGATCCTACAGCATTTACAGTTGTACCGGCTGAAGAACCAGTAGAGATAGTGTGCGCGTGACTATCAAAAACGGACACAAACGCATTAACTTCCCCAACAAATTCATCTAAGAAATCAATTTGGTCACGTACTGTAGTATCTTTCCCAGTTACTCGGAATCGTATATTTCCAGAATCAAAAATCACATCGTTTACTGCCGTGATATACGCGCTACTACCTACTTCTAAATTGTAATCTCCCCCCACACTTAAATCAACGTTACCGGTCTCAACACTTCCAAGAACGTCATTCTGAATGTTGAAGCGTATATCGGCACCTACTGTTACGTTCAAGTCATCAGCAGCATGTAACCTAATTTCCCCGGTCCTAAGTTGGCTGGCAAGCGGTGTTTGTCCAGTTGCTTGTCCAGCATACATTGAAATATATGTCCCAGCCTTAAACCGTATTGATTCATCAGCAGAGAAATTTAAATCCTTACCGGAATGGATGGATAATCTACGTTCAGCGAAGATGTCTATATTTCCAGAAGAATCCATTTCTAACCAGCTTTTACCACCACTGGCCGAAAAATACATACGTTCATTAGTATCATCCAATATTATCTGATGACCACCAGTTGTTCTTATTCTAATGCGAGAGTTAAATGCACGGTCATCCATCTGAATGGAATGAAAGCCGGGAGTTGACCAAGAAAACACACGAGATGCTAAGAATGATGCAATGTTCTTATATCCTGTCCAATCATATCCATGATCCCCGAGCTTTTGATCCACCCAACTATCAGGTTCGGCAGATTTCATGGAAGCATTGTCACTATCAATGTATTCTTGTTTGTTGGTGGCTGGTGCTTCCTTTACAGAAGTGATTTGATAGTCTGCTGCTCTGGTTCTCCATTCAGCAGAACCCATTTGATACCCAAAGGCTTCTCGTAGTTGGGTGGCCGTTGGTTCAATGAAATCACCAGTTGATGACTGTGGACCTTGTACTTCATCATCAATGTGTTTAAATCTTCCATGCCCCAACGTATGAGTTTCTTGGTGACTGGGTAAACATCCAAGCCATATTCTACGTCGTGGATCACCGTTGATACATGCAATAATAGCATGTGCCCCAATTTCTGGAATAGCCCAAAACCCATAATGTACTGGGCCAATAGTAGTTTCGCTTCCTTGTATATGTCCACGGGCATATGATTGGTTGTTAATTACCAATCATATCGGTGATACATACCCGGCCCACGGTAGGTGTAACAACTTTTTAGGGTCATCATTATATGATGGACAAAATATACGAAGTCTTCCTTGCTGTAAAGGATCATCGTTATCCACCACAACACCAACAGACATAACATCCGTTATGTCTGTTAGGTCCCCAGATTCTTTACTATTAGCAATAAAATCTTCAATTAGCCCATCAATCATTTCGTTCATTATCTGTCACCGGGTGTCCCCGCTACAAGCACTGCCTTGTCTGGTTCTTTCTTTTTCTCAATCCCTTGCAACGCCTTTGTTTGTGCGGTTCTTGTTATGTTTCCTTCTTTGGTTACTGCTAATATTTCTTTTTGTGTTTCTGATGTTTCTTCTGCGCTTAAATTGCCCTTTTCAGCATTGGCTTTATTTTGTTTTTCCACTTCTGCTTGGACTGTCGCTTCTCTCTTTATTTTGTTTTCCTCTACTTGACTAGCCGGGACAGCGACAGGATTAATACCACCCATACCACCTATCGACAGGTATGCAGCGGCTTTGCCTTTAGCTCTACTTACATTAGGATCTTCTTTCACATATTCTTCGGTGGGAGTGTAAAGACCCAAAGCGGCAGCGGCACCAAGAGCAGCATCTCTAACAGCATACATGGCGTCACCAGCAATAGTAGTGGCCGTGGCAAGTTTTGGATATTCAGCCATCATACCGTCGGAAAATGTACGAACGTCAGCCCCAAACTTTGCTTCAATATCCGCTATAATATCTGGCATAGCTAACAGAGCAGCAGCAGGGCCTATTGGTGATTTAATAACGCCTTCAATCGCCTCAAGTATCATCACGTTTGATACTAATGGAGCTTTTGTTTCTGCCGCTGCCGCGTCTAATCTGATTTGCTGTTGTTCCTTAACAGCCTCTGTTACCTTGGCTTGTTCCCTCATTTGTATGCTGGTTATTTCTTCAATGCCAGCTTGCTGCATCAATATTTGAAGACGTTGTGCCCGCTCTACACCTTCCGGTCCTTGAGCAAAAGCGGCAGTCAACTCAGTACCTAACTTCTTACGCAATTCCGTCATACGTACATCAAATGCCCCACGGTCTGTTTCAGTTAATGATTCTCTGAATCCCCTTCCTCGCTGTAATAGTTCTGCATCAGCGCCACCCATTCCTAGTTCTTCGGCTAACTGACCAGTAAACGCTGCTTGAACTACACGCTCCGCTCCCATACGACCGCGTTCTGCTGCCAATTGCTTTCTATACTTCATAAATTCGTCAGCATTCATCCCAACATTATGTTGTAATAGTGAGAAGGAATCAGTTAACATGGTGGTTGCGTTGGCACCTTGGCCTAAGCTCATCATCAACCCTTGAAAACTAGGATCACTCGCCATATCTTCAAATTCGCTGAAAAGTTCCCTCGCTGACTTGTTTGAAGTTTTCGCCATGTTTTCCACACCTTGGGTAAATGCGGAAAAGTTTCTCTGGGTGGCTTCCATTCCCATATTGGATAGGGTTGTTATTCCCTGACTTACCATATCAAGTTGGGCTTGTCCAGTAGCACCGAAGGTGTCCCGTACTATGTTACCATAGCCCTCAATTGCCTTTACTCCTTCTCCCGCAGATAACATTGCAGTTCCTGTGATTGAAGTCAACACATCCCTGTTTGTGGCAGCAAACCGTGAAGCTTCCTCTGGAGAAACACCCATAAGAAAAGAAGCGTCAATCAAATCTTTTATGTTTCCCCCACCACCAAGCTCAAATCCAGTGGCCAAAGTTTCTCGCATGGCGCTTGATGTTCTAGTTAAAAATACACCAACAGCTATTCCTATTGGACCGGTTAATTTTGATAATGAATTCGTAAAACTGTTTTGTGCTTTCTTCCTTTCCTTTTCGGCCAGTTTTGCTGCTTTAAGGGCTTCTTTGGCCGCTACCGTGGTCTCTCTGGATACTTTTAATCTAGATTTATCTTCAGTTGTTAATAGCTTTGATACAGATGCAAGTTTTCTATGTTCTTGGGAAAGAGCAGCATTACTACCTGATAAATTCTTTACTGACTCATCTATAGCATTCACCATGGAATTAAAGTCACCGTCAGCTTCTCCGAATGCTTTGGATAAAGAATCCACTTGCATTCCGTTTTCATGAAGGGCATTATTAATAATTTGAATTGAGCCAAGGTAAGAGTCGTGTACTGATGATAGATCATCTCCCCTCTTTGCGGCATTCTCTGCTGCGTTCCTAAGGTGTTGCAACCCTGTTATTGCAGTTTCGTTTTTGTCATGATGCTCTTTTATTACATCGGATAGAGTTTCTATACCCTTACCAAGATCTTCGTTCTTTTCAAAGATATCATCAGATTGTTTTATTTGGTCTTTTAGGCTTGCGGATATGTTTGATATAGAGTCAGAAACCAGAGATGTGCTACTTTTTATGGCACCGCTTGAAGCAGATAATTCATCCTTTATGGTCTTGGATATTTTATCTAAATTTTTCCCAGATTCCTTTTTTAACTTATTCTGCTCTTTGGTTATCGCTTTTTCTTCTTTCTTCGCTTCTTTAAGGGATGTGTTGGCCTTCTCTAAATCACTAAAAGATTTAAGCAATGCTGAAGAAGAAAGGCCACCCCCAGTATCATCACTCATACCTGTTTTTCCGCCAGCAATAGCTTTCGCCGTCACACCAGTATGGCGTTCAATAAGTTCTAGGTATCTTACTGCTTCTTTTGACAATTCAGCCATGGTAATCCCAAATGTAAATTCTTATATCTATATTTAGTTTTTTACACAAAGACCGAATTTCACGTCTTTGTATAAAACATAAATAGTTTCATAAACATGAGGATATACCATGACAGATACAGAAAATCCACTATTAAAGAAAATAAGATTGCCGGGAAAAAGATTCAGACTCCCTTCCCGTGGGCTGTTTTACATGGATGGTGAACTAGATGAAGGCGTGATAGATGGCGAAGTTGAAGTATTTTCCATGACAACGGTTGATGAAATAACATTACGTTCTCCAGAATTTTTGTTCAACGGTGAGGCAATCGAACGTGTACTTAAACGGTGCGTTCCAGAAATCAAAAAACCGTTGAGGTTATTATCAAGGGACGTTGATTACATATTGACATGTTTACGTGTTGTGTCATATGGTGGTACGTACCAAATCAATACTCATTGCCCGGAATGTGAAGACCTCCAAGGACGAACAAATGAGCGTAGGGTAGATGAGTTCCTTACAGAAGTTAGGGCGAAGGCAAACGAACAGGATGTTGATTTTGATCTTGCCATGCTTGACGATAAGGTGCAAAAGAGATTAGAAACTCTTAGGGCAAAACGATCTGACGAACAAACATATAACGTGAATTTGGAAGGGATATTGCTCAATAACACAACAGAGATATCTGATGAAGAACTTCTCAAGTATGATTTTATGCTATCTAATGAGCAAAAAATTCGCTTGACCCCAATGAAAATGGACAGTGCAGTAGCCACACACCAGTTTCAAAATGAAACAAACACACTAGATTTGAATGGAATTGAAGAGTTTGTATCCTTTATGATAGCATCCACTATTTTACAGGTGGATGACATCACAGATTGGGACATGATATGTGAGTGGGCAAAAGTTTTACCTTTAGAACTTAAGAGAGAAATGGAAAAGACTGTGGAGAGGCTTAAGATGTGGGGTACCGATTTTACTTACAATGTGGTATGTAAAAACGAGGAATGTGGCTACGAGCGAAACATCAATACCCTTCTGAATCCTATAACTTTTTTTATGACACCCTCAGGATCGGAGGAGCCAAGCAATTAACCGAATTGCTGACCAGTTTTGAGGGTCAAATTAGACATTTGGTCAAAGATTGTGTTATAATTTCCCATTACCATGAAGGTGTGGATTATCATTCTGCGTTCGAACTTACACCATACGAAAAGCAAATCATTGCTGAATTTGTGGAAAGTGAACAAGAACGTGAAATGAAACTACGCAGTGCGTTTCTTGGGAGAATGATTTGAAACTAGTTGTGGCGGGCGGTCGTAAATTTAACGATAAGACCCGCGTTTTCCGCATCTTGAATAAAATTCATGCAGAACACCCTGATCTTGAAATTGTTTCAGGTTTAGCTAAGGGTCCAGATACCTTTGGTAAAGAGTGGGCCGAAGCAAACGGTGTTAAGTGCTATGAGTTCCCTGCCAAGTGGAAAGTGAATGGTGTTTTTGATCGGAGTGCTGGCTATAAACGAAATCGTGAAATGGCTAAATTCTCAGATGCGGTTTTACTTTTTTGGGACGGTATTTCTAAGGGAACGATGCACATGCGGGATCTAGGGTATAAACACAATATACCAGTTGCTATTGCTTATTATGATCCAGATACCGGAAAACCCCCGACAGTAACACCTAAGGGCATATCCAAAGTCCTCCGTGAAGACGAACAAATAACTCTTCGTAGGCACCGGGACAACAGAGAACATACCTAACTTCAATCACTAAATATGGTTATGATAAACATCGTGGCCATAGACCCCTCCCTAACCTCAACCGCTGTTGTAATCAATGGCAAAGCATACTCAATCGCCTCCGAAGATAAGGCCCTTACTAAGAAGAAAGACTTTACTAGATGGTTCGAACTGGCTAATACACATGCAGAAATAGTGGTTACATCAAAACGCTATAAAGAAGAAACTGTATATGCTAAATCGGAATTAGCCAAATTGGGTGCCTTTAGAACCAATGTTAATGTAATATCCAAACTAATGAATATACACTGCGAAAACGGCAAAGCCACTATAGTTGTAGTTGAAGGTTATTCATATTCATCTGTTGCTGGACCTATTATTGATCTAGTCACCCTTGGTACGCTTTTACGGAACATGATATACACTAGACTTAATACGCAGCTTGTGATATTATCTCCCAGCTCTGTTAAATCACAAGCAGCCAAACTTACATATCCAGCCATTAAGAAAGGCAAGAAGGTTATTAAGTTTGAATACCGAAACAATGATGGTGTAATCGGTGGTAAGTTCAAAAAACATGAAATGTATCGAGCACTTACAGATAATATTAGTTTGCAAACACCGTGGGTTGATTTTTTACGAGATCACCAAGAAGAGATAATGTCACTGAAAAAAGTACCAACTCCTATAGATGATATCAACGACGCTATGTTAATGTTCCATATAACACAAAGTTTAAATGCTGCTGATTTTAATCAATTGGTAGATACGTTAAAATCAACATAAATTTGATCTATGTCAATTTATTATCAACTTGAAAATATTTCACTTGACAAATTTTTCATTACTGTTAAAATGCTTTTAACCGTAGGTAATCATCCAGCTTTTAACTTCCATACCTCTATCTCTCCAAATTTGGCCTTCGCTTCGCGTTGGCCAAATTCGGGCCTAACTTCGTTTGGCCCCATTTTTGATTTTTTTATTTTCATTTATTTAGGTTATTTTATACAGTTTTAACAGTTATCTAAAATTTTTTCATTTGACTAATTTCATAGTGTTTGGTATATTATACAACACTATATCGGAGACAGTTATGGACACATCCCCACAGATAATTACCACATTAACACCACCAACACCAAAAAATATTTGGGACCATTGGGCAATGCCGGGGTATGAACCCCGTGAATCACAGAAAATTGCTTTAGACTGGATGGCAGAACTACCAACTAAGAAAAGATTTATTCTTTGTCAGATCCCAGTTGGTGGAGGTAAATCACCAATTGCAATATCATATGCCAGTTTCTTAGGTCGTGGGTTTCTAGGAAGTTCTTACATCCTTACACCTCAGCGTATTTTACAACGACAGTACGAAGAGTCATTTGGTGATCAAAATTTACAGTCTGTTTATGGTAAGGCCAATTATTTATGCCATACCAAACCGGGGCTTGATTGTGACATAGGCAATGATATCAAACCCGCATGTGAAGACTGCCCATCCAAAATGGCATTTGAGGCAATCAAACGCACTCCGCATGTTGTATTAAATTATAAATTGGCCTTGTTGTATTCTGAATTATTTCCGGGTGAGGACACTGTGTTTCCAATTAAAGACTTGATGGTGTTTGACGAGTGTCACACATTAGAAAATAAGTTAGTCGATCATCGGGCAGTTGAAATCACGCGTAAGCGGTGTGACCAAATGAAATTGCGTTTCTTCAAGCCACGAGACTTGAAAGAAGCACATGAATGGATACTGGACGAATATCTTGAGGCGATTACTGAACTTTTCCTTGAATTAGAGAAGTCAGTCAAGGCCATTGATATTAAATATGAATTTTCACATGGCGGTTTGTTACCATCGGAACTTAATGCTAAACGAAATTTCAAGAAGATTGCGCGACACCGTGATCTAGTCAAGAATCTAGTGAAAAAGGATCTTGAGACGGTGGAGCAAAGGTATGTATTGATGACGGATGATACCCGGTTCCAGTTTAAGGAAATATATGGTGCCAATTTGTTCCGGCATATATTGGAACCAAAAGCGAATCGGTTCCTGTTTATGTCTTCCACCATTTTGAATTTTCATGAGTTTGCAACCGATATGGGACTACCAGAGGACGAGGTGGCTGTTATTTCTCTTCCGTCTGAATTTGCAGAAGACTCCCGGCCTGTTTATTTCCACCCAACATCCAAGATGGCATACGGTTGGAATAAACCTGAAAAACAGGCACTACGTACTAAGATGTCAAATAAGGTCATTGACTTGCTAAATAATAAGCACGGCCCTGACTCTGGTATTATTCATACTGGAAGTTTTCAAATTGCCAAGTGGTTAATTTCACAACTGAAAGGAAACATAGACCACGAAATAATTTCCCATAGCGGCGACGATAATGCTAGTAGGGACGATTCTTTCAAAGAGTTCACAGATAACAAGGGGGCACGACCAATGGTGCTAGTGTCACCCTCTGCTACTGAGGGGTTGGATTTGGTAGAAGACACCGCACGTTTTGCAATATTTGTTAAGGTGCCATATCCGAACCTAAGTGATGAATGGATTACTAGACGTAAAGATCTTTCTAGTGAATGGTATCAGCGTCAAGCAATGATAGCTATCATTCAAGGTGGTGGGCGTATTGTAAGAAGCAAGGAAGATTGGGGGGTGACTTATATATTAGATGAGTCATTCAACTATTTGTGGAGTCAGTTTAAAAGATTGACACCAGATTGGTGGAAGGAGGCGTTTTTTCTTCCACATAAGTAAACTTACAGGAGGGACAAAGAGGGGGCGGTTCAGGCCGTCCCTTGATGGCTAAAGTGTCAGTAATGACGCATTAACCCCCAATATTGGACTTAATGCGTAACCTTTGCAGCATTACACAGTTTCCACGATATTAGAAAACCCATCCTTAAGTTCAACAACCATTCTGCTTTCAAACATACTGGCTATTTCATCCCGGTGAGAAATGATAAACATTGACATGTTATCTTCTTCGGCTATTTCCTTAATCATTTTAGCAGCAAGCTGAACGCCCACGTTGCCTAGTCCGGTGTCAAGGCACTCATCTAGCATACAGAAGGAGATCTTGCCGTGACGGGCCTGTAGAATGTCCCTGAAGGCGAAAGCGAGGGCTAGATTAACTCTAGCTGCCTGACCAGAGGAAAGGTTAGTGAAACCAAGCTCTGTTCCAAATTGGGATATTCTGGCACTCATGTCAGGTAGGAACTCAACCCGGTGAGGCAAACCAAGCTTTTCAAGGTATACCATAAGCCGTTTGTTTAGGAAAGGTAAACTTCTGTCTAGTAGATTCTTTCTTACGAAAGAATCCTTTTTGGTTAACAACTTTAGCAGGAACTCTTGGTGTTTGATTGTATCATCAAGTTCGTTAAGCTGTTTTGACTTATCATTGTCAAACTCAACTTCTTTCAGTTCTTTAAGCGTGTCAGTATGTGGATTGGTTTCGGCTATTAGTTCTGCAAGTCTTTCTTTGATTAACTCTTCTTTAGTGGCCATCTTTTCAAGTTCAGCTACTGAACTAAATAAGGCTTTGCTTTTGGTCTTTTTTATAAGCTTTTGTTGTTTGGCTATTTCTTTAACAAGGTCATCTATTCTTTCTTGGGCAGTTTCAATCTTTTCTTCAATGTCATCATCCACTTTAATTTCTTGGTAGGAATTAAGTTGGATTTGAAATTGATCGTACTGTGATTGTAGCTTGATCAAGTCATTAGATGAAAGTTGATCACCTGAAGTCAGTTCTTCATGAGTTTCATTCAAGTTTGTTAATTCTTTGTGTGTTTCGTTTCTGGATTTAGTCAGATCCCCAACAGTAGTATCAAGTTTCTTTTTGTCTTGTTTGGATGATTTAATCACCCCATTGTTTTTTCGTATAGCAGCTTTAACTTCTTTGGTTTTTGTTTCCACATCAACAAAGGGTTGCTTGCAATACGGGCAGGTTTCATCACCAAGCTGTTCAAGTTCCTGTTTTAGTTTTTCGTTGTCATCTTCAGCGTCTTTGATGGTGGTAGCTATGGTGTGTATTTTTTTCGAAAGGTCTTCTATTTCTTTCCGGTTTGCATCCAGTAGGGTTTTGGTGTCTTCCATTTCCCCTTCAATAGTTGCTATTTCATTTAAGCGTTTTTGTTCTTTGTCAAAGTCTACGCCCCTTTCAATAGCTTTTACTTTTTTACGGATGTTATCTATTCGTTCACGATGTGCTTGAGCTGTTTCAAGCTTGTCGTTCAGCTCACGAATGTCTCTTTCAAATTCCGCTTTGATGTTCTCATCAGTTTTGACGGCATCCTCAAACCCGACAATAGCGGTCAATCTGTCACGTTCTTGTTCGAAGTCAACTTGTGACATAGCACCGATTTCGTCTCCAGCAGATATGATCCTAACCCGTTGTGCCTCTTCCCATTCGGCTAGTCTAACTTTTGTTGCCTCTACTTGTTTGTCGTGGCGATCCATTTCAAGGCTGATCTGTTCTTGTAGATTTTTCAGGTGAGTGAACTCTCCCTTGGTTCCCTTTATAGCCTCTTTGAGGTTCTCTGCTTTATCTGTAAGTTCAGTGTAACCAAATAACTCTTCCATGATACTGGTTTGATTGGTCTTGGTTGCATGTCGGCTTGGTAGATCTAGGAACGGTTTGAATGTGGCGCTAAATACAATAATTCTAGAGAACACGTCAAATGGTAGTCCAATAATTCTTTCTATTTCTTTGTTTGTGTTTAGGATACTATCACGGGTTTTGTCATCGTCCCCAACAAACCAACGAACATCTGCTTTAGTTTTGCTCTTTCTTATACGAACAATCTTGTAAGTTATTCCATCTTTTTCGAATACAACAGACACTTCAAGATTTTTCTTGTTGATGTTGTTGATAAGACTTCCCTTATCCACATTGGAAATGGTTCTATCATATAAGGCAAATGACAAGGCATTCAATATAGCTGTCTTACCACTACCGTTGCTGTCAATTTGGCCATTCACAATAGCATCTAGGTTTTGACCAATGATAAGAACTGGCTCATTGAATTCAAGATTTATGACGGTATCATTGTTACCATATGACATAAAGTTACGTATGGTGAGTGTTTTGAATTGTACGGGAGTTGGCATTATAATCCCTTGAATATGGTGATAAGTTTATCGTTGTTAATGGCGTCTGCTTCAATCTTGCTCAACATGTTTATAACTAGATCTACTGTTGTATCAAGATTTTCCAATTCTTCATTGTTAATATTAGTATCTTCCAGAGCAACTAACTGGTCTGGATTTTCATGGAGGTTTATTTCCCTGAGTCCATATTTTTTAACCAATTGGGTTTTCAGTTTTATGCTTTGTTCGTAGGTTAGATCTATATCAACAACACAATTGACAATGGCATCTTTTCTTAAAATACTGTCAGGGGTTTTTACAATTTCTGATAATGTTGTTCTGGCATAACTTGGGCAATCCGGCCAGTCATAGAAGAACGCATCATCTAGCCCGTATTCATATACTAGCATACCACGTTTGGTATCGTTGGCATCACTGAAGTCAGCGGGGAAGGCATTTCCAATATACGTAATGTTTCCGCCTGACTGCCTTTTGTGAAAGTGTCCAGAGAATATTCTGGTAGGTTTTCTGAAATCATCTGGGTCTGGGCCGTGTTCTTTCATTCTGGTTTCACCAGTAAGTATGAATCCTTTGAATTCAAAGTGCCCAAACCATATTGGAGTGTTGAAGTATTTGGCTAGGCCAGCGTATTCGTTTTCAAATAAGAAGGGGCACATCAATGCTCCCCCACGCCCCAGATCATCAATGACTTGTGGGGTGTTGATTATGTTGAACCCAAGTGAATCAAAAAAATTTGTGGAGTATACGTCTCTGGTTGTACGGTAGTACAGGTCGTGGTTACCTACAATGAAATAAACTGGTAGGTTTAACTCCTGTATTAACAGGGCACCACGATAGGCATAATCCAAGGTTAGGCCGTTAATAGCAGCACGTTGTTCAAACCAATCACCCATAAAGATAATATGATCTATTTGATCGTCTGACTTTACATTATCACAGAACCAGTTTATAAAGCGAAGGCAATCTTGGTTGTGCAACTCACTGTTGTTCTTTCGCCCCCAGTGTATATCAGTAAAACACGCGGCTTTTCCCTTCATTTACTTTTTCTCTTTTTTTTCTTTTTTAAGTTCTTCCCTTTCTTTACGATAATCTTCCATGTAAGCATCCGAGGGTAATTCCCCCATAGAGATAAGTATAGCATCTCTGTTCAATCTATGCTTCTTTTCTTGCGAAACATATTGCCAAAATGTGTGTTTTATTGCTTGAGTGAAGTAAGCGAAGGGATTATCGTACTTTTCTAGATCAAAACTACGCCACGCCCTGACAACATTTGTCACTGCAACACTCTTCATATCCTCAATGTGGGGGCTGTAATCAGAGTATTCATATCTACTTCCATACCGAGCAGCTAAAAGCATGATCATTTTGGCGAACTCATCCGTCATTTTATCTTGTTCGTGGCATTTTCTAAGTTCGGCCAGCATGTCTTTGTTATTTAAATAATTTTTTTTCTTTTTTATCTTTGGTTTTGGTTCTTCCGTGACTTTCTTTTTAGTTGATTTTGCCATGTTATTTACCATATTATTGTTTTTAGTTATATAATCTTGAAGTATATCACATTTTGTAATAAAGATCAATAGAATTATATATTTACAACTATTGTATGTGTCTATAAATATTGTCATATGCCAGAGGTATTTCATCGGTGAGTGATTATTATCAAGTACGACTTAGCCAGTTTGCTAAAGACAAGGGGTCTGGAGCCAGTATCGCTGCTGGGCGTGTGTTAGCCCCCAATAATTTTGTGGGTCCTATGACTCCAGATCAAAGGAAGAATAATGAGAATGCCACGGAACGGCAAAAGGTGGTAGATGGTGGTGTGGTTATATTTGATGCTTCTCCAACTTTAGCGGAATCAAGAACAGCGGAATATGTTGATCAAGCGTTACCGGGTCCAGTTGGTATAGTTGTTTATAAGATGACTGGTAATAGACGTTTCACTATTAGTGCTAAGTTTATATCTAGAACGATTGATGAGGCAGAACTGAATTATGGCTACGTTAATCTGTTACGATCTTGGATGATTCCCCAATCCCAAAGCGGAGCTTCGGGTGAAGGCAAAACAGGCAGGCCACCAATACTTCGTTTAAATGGATATAAAAAACAATTTAACAGCATTCCGACGGTGTTGTCTGAGATGAGTGTTAATTATCCAGAGGATGTTGATTATATTGAAGTTCCAGATCTAGCCATGGTCCCCATTATACAGAGTGTTGATGTAACCTTAATTGAATCTCATAAGAGTACATCTACTCGTCTTAGTGATGATGATGCAAAATCTAACACGCAAAAGAATGAATTTAATTTGAAAGAATTTAGAAAGGGGATATTAGTAGGATATTGATATGGTTTTTAAGCTATACACATCTAAGAGTTCGGTAAAAAAGAAAAACTCTCGTTATGTCCAAGGAGGAGTAGCCGAGGTTGGCGAACATTTTATTCGTTGGTGGGAACGAGATGTTTTACCAAGGGATGTTATATCTGACTTTTCCTTTAAGATCACCAACGTATATGCTGGTCATCCCGATTTAATTGCTTATGATTATTATGGTAGGAATGATCTTGGGTGGTTAGTTTTGCAATATAATAATGTGGTTGATATCAATGAAGAACTTGCAACGGGGGAAACAGTGATCCTTCCATCTAAAGATCGTGTGTTCTATGAGCTGTTATCACGTTCTGCATCAAGTTAAAGGATAAGCAATCATATGTCTATCCCAGCAAACCCCTTAAATGAATCAGGAAGCACAACCTTCCGGCACATTCTTGTTGCATTTAAATATGCGGAAGATGCTTTTGATGTTAAAGAATTTAATCCGCAGGGCGTTACTGTTGGGGGGTCTGTAGAAGGGGTAGGCCCGAACATGGTTGTTATTAATGAGTTTACTGACCAACGTTTTAGTATACCAGAGGCTATTTGGGATTTTGATTTTACCCCGTGTATAGGGGTGAGTACTTCAACAAGTGTTGGTAAACTGGTAGTTGCCGATAGATTTGTGCCATACAATTTTATAGGGTATCTTCAGAGGGAGGTATTGTCCCATTTGAATAAGGATGCTAGTGGTGCAAAGAATTTAATGTCCTTATCCCATGCAACGTTTATGCTAAAAACAATATTTACTGTAGATGAATCGACGGTGGATTCTCTTGGGGATGATGTTAGATCCCCAGACACAGTTAGAATAAATCCGTTTTTCTTTAATATTGACAGTATCGAATCAGTGCCAGAGGTCGGATCAATAACGCCCCACACTCACATTTTGCATGTAATGGGGGCTTCTAATACAACTGGGTTGTTGCGTTCGTTCTCCAGCGTATTTCAGATGAATATAACACACAAAGAGGACACCATACACACAAAGATTCCACGGGGTACTGGTACTGGTAGCACGCTTAGATTTAGGGAACAAGAAGATCAAGAGAACAACCAAAAGAGAAAGGACAGGATGGATTTGTCTAAACCAATGACAAGTCTTAAAGATATATTTGAGGGTTTTGAAGCTGATCTGAATCAATTGAAATACACTCACCAAGGGCAATTACAAGAGTGGCTTGAGGAGATAAATGTTTCTCATTTACATAAAATTACCGGTTCCATAAAACAAACCAAAGAACCATCCCCAGAACAGTTACCGATAAGTTATAAAATAGATCTTGACCCCCTTTATGATGATTACCAAATTGATAATCGTAATATGCCGTTTGAACAACCAAATATACCACAGAATGAGAACGGAATACGGGTATTTCCAGTAAGACCCGGAGTCCACATTTTGGATTTGATATCAGACATAATGCTTTTATCCAAACAGATAGGCGTAGATGCTATAAAAATCACACCGAAGACATTCAAAGTGACTGTGACTGCCATAAGAAAAAGAACGAATGAGATTGGGTATGAGATAAACATCAAAATACGAAGATATGATATCCCACGAAACGGTATTATACATGGGAAAACTATAGCGGATAATATTGTGGTGGATAAGGGACCGGGGGAAGCTGGTGATAATGCTCTCCATTTTTTCTTAAATGACCCACTGGAAGGGGATGTTGATGTTGTGGCGTTCAAGTCTCATATTAATTATGATTCTGGAGATAATATGTTGGAGGAACAGGTTGAAGCTTCCGGTACCAACATTGTTTATGGGGATAGAGAACAAGCTACAGCAGAACGCAATCTAACCGTACCCTTCTTTCAATCAATCTATAGTGGCATAAGGCCGATGGTTGGTTCATATATTATTGATGGTCTTGAGAGTGCTCAACAGGCTGGTAATGTTGTTAATTTGATGGATAGATATACTTATACGCAGACGACTGATTATGAACTTGTCATTCTGGGTAATCCCTTTCTTTTATCTGATATAAACCGCAACCCAAAGGATGTGGTAAATGATGAGGATGGGGTTGTACATTACTACCCAAAACCAGAAGTGAACCCCATGTATCTTAGACTTACAATATTTGAAAAGAGCCAGACTGATCCAGTTGAAGGTGCGGGTGAAGAAAATGAGGATATACCGGAAAGATTTTATTATGATGGGCATTACCACATAGCCAGAATAGTCAACAAGTTTGGTATAATTGGTGGAGGGAGATCTTTCTACCAGAATTTAATATTGAAACGCGGAGATACCTTGGTGTGATTAATTCACAAACTAGAATCAGTTGCACCCGGTCAGTATAAATATAGCAAAGAACATATAGGATGTACACGTGAAAAGCAATAGTATACAGACATATTTTAAGATTGTTGACCCTAAGTCACCCAACGTGTCGATACAGGATAATCAGGACATTTCTGGTAGTCGTGGATTATATGGTAATCACGGTTGGTATCAGAGAATAGTTCAAGGATCAACCACCCGATTAGTACGTTATCGTGAGTTTGATGTCATGGATAATGACATTGATGTTGCTCGTGCTCTTGATATTATGGCCGAGGAAATGACAGGTAATAATCCTAAGACTCGTATGCCGCTTAACATTATGATAGAGGCTGGATCAGAGGAAAATATCCCCGGTCACGTCTTTGCAACATTGCGTGCTGCTCTTAAAACATGGACCAGAGTACATAATTGGCAGGGTGGCCGGTTGTTTTACTTAGCGAGGAACATGATCAAGTATGGTGACTGTTTCTTTGAACGAAATAAGAACAAGAACAAGCGGTTTAAATTTATCCATCCGAAGCATGTTATAGGTGCTATTGTTAGTGAAGATGATATCACAGACATCCGTGGATGGCATGTGCAGCAAGAGTATAAGAAGCCAAACCAATATTGGCAATCAAGTGTGGCATTTCAGACTAGCGGTGATTTAGCTGACCATAATGTTCAGTCACTAGACAAAGATAAAGTGGTACGTTTCAGTATTTTGGATGATACCTCCGATGAGGCACCGTTCGGTATTTCCGTTTTACGCCCAGCATATAGGGTATTCAAACAGAAAGAATTATTGGAAGATTCCATTCTAATTTATAGAATTTCAAGAGCCCCGGAAAAGAGAGTATTTTATATAGACGTTGGTAATAGGCCAGATCATCTAATTCCGGGTGTGTTAGAAAGATTCAGGAACCAGATCAAGCAGAAGAAAGTACCTACTCGTTATGGTGGAAAATGGCAGGTTGAATCTGTCTATAACCCGCAGAGCATGAACGAGGATTTCTATTTTGCAAAAAGACCAAATGATGGTGGTTCAAAAGTAGAGACTTTACCGGGAGGTCAAGGTCTTGGTGAACTAACAGAACTAGATTATTTCTATCGTAAGATGTGGCGGGCGCTACGTATCCCATCATCTTATCTTGGAACATCAACTGAAGATGGCCAAGCTGTAGAGAATGAAGCCCGTGTTGGTATTGCATACATTCAAGAAATTAAGTTTAGTCAATACATTCAACGTCTTCAGAGATATGTTGAAGATGTATTGGATGCAGAATTTAAACGCTGGATATATGATTCCGGCATTCACGTGGATTCTACCATCTACAGAATTACCTTACCTGAACCTTCTGATTATCAAGCATCTCGTCAACAAGCTATGGATGCTGATCTACTTGGTAACTTTACAACTGCCGAAGGTATACCGTTTATTGCAAAACGTACTGCTTTGGAGAGATATGCTGGGTGGTCTAAGGATGAAATTAAACGTAATGAGGACATGATCCGCATTGAAAAGGGTCTACAGGCAACGGGTGATGATCGTGATTTACCAATGATTTACCAGCCAGAAGATGCAGAAGCTGGTGGATTTGACGGTGGCACGGGCGGTGGAGGTGGAGCGGGCGCTCCTCCCTCAGAAGAAGGTGGCGATGAATTAGAGGATTTGGAAGATGAAGGTGGAGAAACTAAAGGTGGGGAAGGTGGAGAAACTGGCGAAGAAACCACATTAGGCCAAGCATCTGAAACTCCAGCACCGGAAGCTGCTTAAATTTTGTCCGTAAAAAGCCCAATTACCATAAATAATTAAGAGTATAGCGTTTTACAGAGGCGAAATGAAACAATCGTTCCTAAATGAGATCATTATGGGAAGCACCGAACGGAGTGTTGACACCTCGTTCAGTAATTTTTTGCATGGTTCTATCAAATTAAAATCATTGAGGGAAAGTGGCACTGATGATTCTATGATAGATGATCTTGTTGTCTTTATGGAGAGTGATTCCGAGTTACACACACAGATGTCTGATCTTCGGAACACTTTGGTTAAGCATTGGAAAAGGAATGAATATGACACCCTACTTGCTGAACAGGCTTGGTCCAGAATTGTTTCTGATGGTGTCAAGGCATATGCAGTTAAGATTCTTAAAGAAGAAAGGTTATGGGAAGAGTTTGTTACATCAGAGACCCGTCAGGCCGTAGTTAAAGGGCTTGAACATGGTCATCAGATATTACTAAAAGCAATTAAAAAAGAAGGATAATTATTATGAGTGATAAAGACAGAATTAGAGATATGGTAATGGCTCTTTCTCGTGGAGACCACGAGGAAGCACAAGCTGCTGCTAATGATGTTATGGCTGCTAAGACAACTAGGATTACCAACGAAAGCGAAGCAGACGATGTTGACATTAAGGATGTTGATGCTAAGGAAAACAAGGATGAGTGATAAAGACAGAATTAGAGATATGGTAATGGCTCTTTCTCGTGGAGACCACGAGGAAGCACAAGCTGCTGCTAATGATGTTATGGCCGCTAAAACTACGCGTCTTAGCGCCGATGAAGATTTGACGGAAAGAATGAACCCGATGCATCAACGGCTAAATGCCATGGGGAATAGGGGCAGAGCGGCTAGGAATATGGCTCGTGGTGAACGTGGTATGCGTGGACGTGACAGAATGAATGAAGAGGATGATTATATTCCTAACTGGGACGAGGAGAATCCACAAACATGGGATGTTCAACCAAGTGACGCTGACGATACTTTAGATCCAGAGTATGTAGCACACGTTAAAGAATTGGGCAAGGTGCTTAGAAAAGATCCACGAAATAGTAAAGAGTGGGAATCCAGATCTTGGGGATTGGCCAAATTACTTGCAAAGAAGTACAATATACCAGCGGATCATGCTTGGAGAAATTTAGATAATGCCTATTATGGAAGACCACTATGGTCTACCTATACGGGCAGGCAGAAAGGCGAAGAATGAAACTGCACGAAATTACTAACATAAAATCATCTGGGGATGCTACCAGTTTAAGTGGTGGTAAGTTACCTAACATATTCAGGGATAATGTTGACAGTGTTAGTAAATTGCCTCGTACCAAAAAGAAGGATATGTACGGTAGTACTGGAATGAAAACTAGCGTGGATAATTCCGGCGATGGAGATGTTGGAGATGCAGGCGCTCCTGCTGCTTCACCCTCTGGTGGTGCTGCCCCTGCTGGTGGTGCTGCCCCTGCGGGTAGTGGAGCTGGTAGTGGTAGTGGTAGTGGAGCTGGAGGTGGTGGAGCCGGTGGTGGAGCCGGTGGTGGAGCTGGGTCATGAGATTAACCGCTTCGCATACGAGATTGAAGTTAAACCCTCCCATTTGGGAAGTTTTTTCCAAAAACAGCGGGGGATTGGATAAATATGTTTAAACAGTCATTTAAAGAATATTTGAAAGAATATTATAAATACTTTAATTCGTTTTCCGACGTTGTTGATCATCATGATACTGATGATGATTCAGAGAAAGATCACGAATCGGAGAGAAAAAAAGATGATGATTTCGCCAGTGATGGTGAAAGGATCGAAACTAAAAAGCGTGGTATTAAAAAGAGACATCATCGTCGGGATAAAGAGGATTTGAACCCTCGTAGATTCCGACAATGGATGGAAATTTCAATAGCAGGCGATTAAATTAGGATATTACAATGAACACAAAAGCAAAAACGAAATTATATGAATCCCTAGAAGCCTTTGTTGACGCGGTTGCTAACAATGATACAGAAGCAGAACGCGATTCTATGAAGTCTTACATTACTGCAAAGACTAAAATTACTTTGGAATCAGGTAAGGAAAACAACATTAAGCTTGACGGCAACGATGTATTGGTTGCTGGAAAGAAAGTTGGTACCTTTTCCCATGACGTAGAAGACTCGAAAACTTCCATCCAGTTTGAAGCTGCCGACGGCGAGAAAGCAGAATTTGCTTCCTTGGAAGAGTTGTATGGCCATATAGCTGAGAAATTCAGTGTGAAAGAAGATGCCATCAATGAAGATGACGTGGCTGAAGGCGCGGCTGATGTACAACCGGCTGTTACCAAGCAGAAAGCCGGTGCTGATAAGAGAACCAAGCGTATGGCTGACTCCAAGAAAACAAAACAGGGTGATAGTAAGGAAGGCAGCTATGATGGAGGCACTGATGTGAATATGAGTGACGCTCCTGCACATTCTGGCCATGAAGTTGATCCTCGTCATAAGACTGGGTATTATGATCAACATGACCCACGTTCTGGCCATAAGGATAAGATTAAGGGCGGTTCTGACGCGGCACATCCGGGTGCAGCATCTGACATTGAGACAGACGGTAACTACGATAAGCACGATGTACGAAAGTCTCATAAAAAGGGTGATCACAAGACTGGTGGTTCTGCCACCACGAAGGGTAAGCACGACAGTAAGTAACGGGGTATATTATGGAAACGGGTCTATTAATTGAAACGTTGCAGCCTCACGAGGGTAATATCATTACCGAGGGCGTGACAGGTAAAGATGGTAAGAAGAAGTTTTACCTGAAAGGTATTTTTATGCAAGCAGATGTTAAGAATAGGAATGGGCGTAATTATCCTCTTTCCGAAATTAGCAATGTTGTATCTACCGCTGCCAATAACATTAAAACACATGGTGGTATTTTTGGTGAGCTTGATCATCCACAGACTTTGACTATTAATATGGATAGGATTTCTCATGTTATTAAAGAACTGTACATGGATGGTGCCAATGCTATTGGTAGAGCGGAACTTCTTGATACCCCAATGGGGCAAATAGCCCAGACACTCGCAGAGAGTGGTGCCCGTTATGGCGTATCTAGCCGTGGTACTGGTGATGTTGGTGATGACGGTGATGTTGGTGGTTACAACTTTGTTACGTGTGATTTGGTTGTTACACCATCTGCCGAGGGAGCTATGCCAGATCCGATCTACGAGTCGTTGCAGCAAGATGTTAAGGGCCGACGTATTTTGACATTAGCTGAAGCCGTGCAAAATGACCCGAAAGCACAAGAATTCCTTAAGAAAGAAATCTTGAAGATGTTTGCAAGTATTTTACCGTAAAAAAGATTGTAAGAAAGATTGTAAAAGGGGCGAAAGCCCCTTTTTTATACATGTGGGTTGAAAGTCCCAGTTCTGTTCATCTGCATAACGGAATCATCATCACCTAATTTGAAGTTACTGTCATACTCGTCATCGTATACATCAGTATTAGGGAGTAATTCACTATCAATTTCTTTGGAGTTTTTCATATTAGCGGCTCTTCGCCTGTCCCTGCTACCACCAAGGCTGTGGCTTAGCTCAATTGCCTGTTGCCCATTTTTTGTTAGTTCACTGTTGTTATCAACTAGCCCATACTCTTGTAATTCGTACACTATATCCATCATTCGGTCTGAAGCATTATCAAAATCCAAGCGGCCATCATAAATCGCTTTAAGTGCTCCGACATGAAGGGGGGATAATTCGTTAAAATTTAATCCACTTTCCATCAATACGTCTTGCACATCATGGCATATATCGGTAACTTTCATTATTATTATTATTCTCCAATTTCTTGCTTCGTATTATATTTATTCATTTCGTGCTTGTCAAGGAGTGTTTTATAGTTTATAATCACATTTTACATCTTATTGTCGGGGAAGATAATGATGGAATATGAAAACGACGCATTGTATGCTACTATTAAATTATCTAGAAAACTGCAACCTGTTGCCGAGGCTAATGACTGGAGCATATCTGATGTGCTATCTAAGGCAATAGAGGAGTTGGGTGAATTTTCGGAGGCAGTACAGATTGAACGAGGTAAAATGAAAAACAAGATGAAAAAGCTAGATGCCCCGTTCTATGAGGCTGCTGATGTAATGCAATGTATTCTGGACACCCTTTCTAGATTACATCCCAATAAGTCTCCGGCGCAGATATGTACTCTATTATACCATGCTCTACGTAGTAAAGACAAGAAATGGGAAAATGTCGTACTTGCGGAGGCGACAGTGCTTGTGACGCAAGATCATGCCCTTTAAAATTCTCAAGCTTGGTAGTGAGGAACTCACAGCACCAAACCTTATAGTGAAAGACCACTGGTTTAAAACCGACCAGCTTAAGCTATTTGCTAATGAGATGTTGGCGTGTATGGCATTATCTGATGGGATTGGGCTTGCCGCCCCACAGGTCGGCAAGAACATACGGCTGTTTGTAATGAACAATTCTCCAGAAGTTTTGGTGTGCATCAATCCTGTTATAATTGAGACTTCCGAGTTTAGCAGTGTTTCTTTGGAGGGCTGTTTATCCTTCCCCGGTTTGTACCTTGATATCATACGTCCAATAACTGTGAAGGTTGCTTATTTTGATGTGGAAGGAGACTTGGTTGAGAGGGATTTGGATGGTATATTGGCTAGATGTTTTCAACATGAACTTGATCATTTGAACGGAATTCTCTTTACTTCTCACGTAAAAAAGATTAAACTAGATCAAGCGAGAAGGAAAGCAAAGATAACGGAAAGAAAGAAGATAAGACGAAAACGAAGGTAATGGCTAGGTAGCTCAGTCTGGCAGAGCGGGGGTCTCTAAAACCCTGAGTCGAGGGTTCGAACCCCTCCCTAGCCGCCAAATATTTGAAACATTACTTCCTGAGTAGACTTTTTAAAAAAGATGTGCTATCATGTTCCTCATGAATAACACAGACACCAAGCGTACCCCAGTAAACAGCTCTAGTATGTGGGAAATCCTTGTGCCTACGGCAAACAATGAGGGCAAGCCATTTCGTACTAGATACCACAGGGTATGGGATGTAAAAGTTCGTAGGCTTTCCCATGGGTTAACTATACTTAGTCCTGTTAGAGGGCAGTTTGTGGCCCCGGATGGGGAATTATTTACAGAACGTATGATTCCTGTAAGGATCATGTGTCCGAGAGAAGATATAAATAAGATTATTGACTTTACTATGAGATATTATGATCAGGATGCAGTTTTGGCCTACATGATATCCTCAGATTGCATTTTAAAATATCGGGAGACAAGGCAATAATGCCAACCACAGGGGTAAAAAATGTATATAACGAAAGGAGAAATTCATGAATACATTTTTTACAGGCGACCAACACTTTGGTCATAAAAACATTTGCAGGTTTGTAAATCGCCCTTTCGCTTCCATTGAGGAAATGAATGAGGCACTTATCAAGAATCATAATGACACGGTTAACCCCGGTGATGTAGTTTGGTTTTTGGGTGATTTTGGCTTTATGAGTCAAACTGGTATCAGAGCCATTCTAAGACGATTGAATGGTCAGAAGAATCTTATCTTGGGAAATCATGATAAGCCTTTTATGAAACGCGGAAGGGAATTTATAGGCAAAGGATTGCTTAATGCCATTTTTCATTATAGAGAAATCAATATTGAAAAACAGCATATAGTTCTTCTTCACTACGGTATGAGGGTGTGGAACAGGGCACATCACAGTTCATGGCATCTATACGGTCATTCTCATGGGTCACTCCCCCCATATCATAAATCACTTGATGTAGGAGTAGACTCTAAGGAGATAACCCCTGAATACAGACCTTATGCCTTTGAAGAGGTAAAGAGGTTTATGCAATCGAGAACGGCAGAATCGGTAGATCACCACAACTAATTTATTTTGTTTGGTGTGAATTAACCGAACTTAAGGTCGTCTAGGTTATCATCCCCATCATCCCCACCGATAGCAGCTAAGTCGTCTATTGCACTAGGGCGTTGTAGTGGTGCAGCCTTGCCACGTTTTTCTCTATGGGCTTCTAATGCTTCCTTCCCCTCTGGAGTAATGGCACCATCTGCGGTTACAAACTCATCTTTTTTAAGCATGTCGAAGGTTTCGGAATACTTATCATTCTGTATAATATCGGTGCTAAGCTTGCCCTGACTTGCCATATTCAATATGAAGGGAGCGAATTTGCCATAAACTGTGATATCAGCCTCCGGTGCAAAACCGTCATCTGGCTGTTCTCCTTTAACCTTTCCTGTAGTGGCTTTTTTGATTTCCGCTTTGGCTGTTTTCTTGATCTTATCCATGTTTTTCATGGTACGCTTTAAGGCGGCAGTCAAGGATTTACTGTTATTGGTTATTGCCTTCCTGTGTTTAGCAGACTCCTTTTTGTCGAAGCCACCACTTTTCTGAAGTCTAGCTACAATAGTTCTGGCCCTTGCTACAGCTTCTATTCTGCTCTGTAGCTCAGCAACCTTTTGGACAAGATCATCACTTAGATCATCTAAAACGCCTTCATTTAACTGGGTGAAGGCCACCAGATGCTTGTATTCATTGAGTACAGCATCCATCTGTTTTGCAAGTTCCGTAAGTTCCCAGTCACTTACCATTTCATTTAGCAAATTCATAACAATTCCTCATTGACAATATAGAAGTATTTATTGTAATATACGGTTTTTCCATATAATTCATCCGAGACTAAATAAAAATATGAAAACTGTTAATACTTGGTGGTCAAAAGGCCCGTCGCCCGGTAATTTTGGGGATATACTAACTCCATTGTTAGTAGAACACTTTAGTGATCATGTTTGTGTGTTCGTCAATATGCCATTTACGTCCCCAACCTTATTTGGGACGGGGAGCATCCTTTCTCGTGCTGAAAACAATACTATTATCTGGGGTAGTGGGATGATGCGTGCCAGTGATCAGGTAAAGCGTGATGCCATATATCTATGTGTTCGTGGACCCAGAACGTATGAAATCCTTCAACAAAGACATGTTAAGTGTCCACCAATATTTGGTGACCCGGCATTACTTATGCCAAAGGTATATAACAGGACAGATCTTCCTAAGAGATTTGAATATGGGGTGTTTGCTCATTATGTTGATACCGAAACTGTTTCGAAATGGTATAGATACGATCAAACTGTCAAGATAATAAACCCATTGAATGCCAACCCGTTGCAGGTAATAGCTCAAACACTACAATGTGAAAGAATTATTAGCAGTTCATTGCATGGGGTGATTATAGCCCACGCTTATGGTATCCCGGCTATCTGGGTCAAGCATTCAGATAAATTGAACGGGGACGGTATTAAGTTTCACGATCATTTTGAGTCTGTGAAACTAGTAGCTGAATGTATTGATTTTCAAGAACGTATTCCCGTAGAGGATTTGGGAAAATTTAATTATCAGGCTGGTATCAGTATTGATACTACTAAAATATCAAGAGCACTACAGAGCTATTTGAATGAGTAATCCGTACCCAACAATAATTAGTTTTTACACACGGGCGTGGCTATATCCAAATTATGCTATTAAGATGCGGGTTGCATGTAAAGTTTTGGGGCTGGAGCATCATATTGTATCTAGAGAAGATGCCGGGGGGTGGGTGGCGAACACCAGAATGAAGCCACAGTTTATCTATGAGGCCATACAGGAGTTACAGCGGCCAGTGTTGTGGATTGACGTGGATGGTACTATATTACATATTCCAGAACTTCTCAGAGAAGGTTATCCTTTTGATTTTGCTGCAAGAAAGATGGGTAAGCATAGGGATAGAACGTGGCAAGTAGGTACGCTGTATTTCAATTATACCCCGGAATCCTTGGCGTTTTTGAAAGAATGGAATAGAAAGATAGTCGATGATACTTGGTCAGATGAATTATCTTTGGATGAATTGTGGTTGGAACAGGGTGAAGAGATAAGAAATTTGAGAGTTGGTGAACTCCCCAAGGAATATTTTCAGATGTTACGGGGTGATAATTCGACACCATCTCCTAGTTCCGTTATATGTCATCGGGCATCTAAGGGTGATGATAAGATGCGGGTTATGAAAGGGATACGGGCTAAAAGGGCTGATCTTGGAACAGGCACATGATGTTTGATTCAAAAAAGATGATAAAAAGGGTTGACAAGGATTTTTTTGACATATATACTTAGAGCATGAACACACGAAAAGTAACAATGAGGATGACGGATAGGGATATCCATAATACAGAATATCTCAAAGCTTTATTAGAGTCGCCAAACAAGGCAACTGCTATAAGTTCAGCATTAGAATATACAGCAGAGCTATATAGAATGTTGAAGGCTACGGGTGATGTTTTGAAGATTCACCACCAAGATGGAAGTACTGAAATTATTACTTTTGAAAAAAGGAAGAAAAAGGGTTGACAGGATAAAAATTTTTGTGTAAGATGCATAAATACTTTTAACAATACAGGTTTACCCCTGTGGGCAATTAAGCCCCTTAACATTGAAAACGGAACTATGAAAACTTTACTAGCGAAACAATTTATACAGCAATTACCCGCGATTCTCGCGTGTGTTCCATTGCGTGTGGAAATTGCCCGCGAGAATTATGATAGAACCTCCGCTTTCTCAGGAGTAGGTGATAAAGAAATGTAGATCACCAAAAAGAACTTCAAGAGAAAGCGGGCAGAAAGGCCCGCTTTTTTTGCTTTAAAATTAGGGTTATGTAGAGAGAGACTTATAGTCTCCCGGTTAGACCAAGTACCGGCGCAAGAGTTGAAATGCCCCGATCTACATAGCGGAACTCGACCTGATGTGGTAATCAGGTTGCCAGCCACGCGGATCACATTGGACATTCGTCCTTCGCCGCCGAAAAGAAATCCCATCACCATTTGGGTATCTGTCTCCGTCCGGTGAAACAATAGACGGCTTTATGGAACTCTGGCAGAGGTGGTCCTATTGCGCCTGTTTGAAGAACAGGATATCTCCGTTCGATTCGGGGGGGTTCTACCAAATCACTTGCATAAAGTATCACTTTCCGATACTATATGCAACCAATTACTGCGGTGCTGTGACCGCCTCACTGTCTGTTATTATGATGGTGAGTGACCACCAAGACTCGGTGGCCTGATAAATGCACAGCACGAATTTAGACATGTGGCTGAGTGGATAAGTGCTAGTGGGTCTGGTAATCTAAGGGTCTTACAAACTAATAACTTAGATTGGCTGCTAGATTAGAACAGCGGTTCGAATCCGTTCATGTCTTCTAACAAACACAATGCCCCTGTGGTGGAATTGGTATACACGCTAGTTTTAGAAACTAGTGGCCGAAAGGTCGTGGAGGTTCGATGCCTCTCAGGGGTACCAAATTAGTAGGTTCGAAAACGCCTTCCGGCACCAACCCAAGTGGTGTAAGGGGTACATACGACACGATTAGTACTTTCCGGCACTACTACATTTTTAAAGTAACAATGCGCTATTCCTCTAGTGGCCCAAGAGTCTGGACTTTCAATTCAGGGAACGTCGGTTCGAATCCGACATAGCGTACCAAAAAGCAATGCCGCTGTGGTGGAATTGGTATACACGCATGTTTCAAACGCATGTGCTCGAAAGGGCATGGAGGTTCAAGTCCTCTCGGCGGTACCACTTTATAGATTATTGTGATATAATATCAGCTTTACATGTATATAAGAGGCACTCATGGCAGAGTTATATTCTGATACTCCGGTAAAAAGAGTTGTAATACCGTGGCGCACGCGGGCTATAGGGTGGTTTACTGGATTGCCGCACAGCTATCCACATTCTTCAAGAGAGTGGATTAGTTCCTCATTAGATGAGGCGAAAGAGTTGATTGCTACATTTTCTCTAGCAATGCATTCGCCCTTTTATACAATGCCATGTAGTACCACGTGTAAGATATGTAATATGTGCCCAGCCTTATATCGTAAAGCTGCAAGCGAATAACAATGCCCCTGTGGTGGAACTGGTATACACGCTGGACTTAAAACTCAGTGGCCGAAAGGTCGTGGAGGTTCGATGCCTCTCAGGGGTACCAAATGTATCATATATGATACATTAGACGGTTTAATGCTCTATATATAGCACATTTGATAGAAATTATGCATGAGTTGGACAGCGTGGTGGGTCCATCAGACTGTAAATCTGAAGCTTCGGCCTTGTAGGTTCGATTCCTACCTCATGCACCAAACGTTGGGTAATATGAAAAGGAACCATCCACTCCCTCCGGGGACTGGTTGGCCCTTGAATTATTATCAAGTCACAAGATGAGAAGTAATACTATCATCTAAGGCCAAGACCTTGCCTTTGCAGCGGGGAATGTGGGTTTCAAATTCCCACTAGTATTATGGGTAGGCCACCCTAGTCTTGTGGCGGATCTAATTTTGGGGCGGAAGCTAAAGTGGATAAGCGTTAGTCTGTAAAACTAACTATAGTTGGTTCGAGTCCAACCCACCTCACCAATTTGATAGTGTACTAACACGTAAAGGTGTGTAAGAAAACAGCCAAGAGTGGCCTAAGACGAGTGCATACTACCTTGTAATGATGGGTATGCAACGTGAACTACGCATGACATAAGCAAAAGGTTCCTAAGTGTAAATCTTGTCAGCTATCATTTTTATTTTAAAATATACTGTGGTAAATTGTGGAAGAGTGCATAAATATGCATTATAGGGCAACCAATCCTATCTGTAGGGTATTTCCATTCCTATATATGAAAGGGAAAAACGTACAGAAGTATATTTTATCGGGGATTAGCTCAGTCTGGTCAGAGCACTGCGTTTGGGGCGCAGGGGCCGAAGGTTCAAATCCTTCATTCCCGACCAATAAAAGAGTTTGCAGGTAGCCGTGGAGAGTTAGTCGTCACCACTATGATGTCAAGACTAGGCATAATAGCATACGGCCCTGCAATTGAATTATCTCTACGCAGTTTAGTCTGGTAGAGCACTTGTTTCGGGGATTAGCTCAGTCTGGTCAGAGCACTGCGTTCGGGGCGCAGGGGCCGAAAGTTCGAATCTTTCATTCCCGACCAATTAGTGTTGTAATGTGGCTTTCATCGCAGAGACTGAAAGTCATTGGAAGTGATATTAATTCATGTTAACCTATTCTCTGGGGGGCATGATAGGAGCGGGTCTATGCCCAATGGGAATAAAATAGGCCGGTACTGGGGTCATGCCCGGTACACTTCCCACAATATTAATTTTACAATTGGCCTATAGTATAATTGGCAGTGCATGAGCCTCTGACGCTCTCGGTCTAGGTTCGAATCCTAGTGGGCCAGCCAAGTTTCACCAAGGATATGGCGGTGCCAAACGTAGGCACTGTATAAGATGATGACGGTTCGAGTACGTAACATGGCAACCATCACCATAACCGTTTGTAAGCGCACATGAAGGTGAATTTGAACTGTGGTGTTCTGTGGACAGGCTGATACCGGCACAGTGTAAAGGGAAACATGGTGGAGATAACCCAAGACACCCCCACACCATAATTAATAATGCACCCGTAGCTCAGTCTGGACAGAGCGTTCGCCTACGAAGCGAAGGGCCGAGGGTTCAAATCCTTCCGGGTGTGCCAAAGTTGTGGTAAATAGTATAAACGTCGGAGAAAATATTATGGATTTATATCAAAAAGCATTAAATGCTAAAAGATATAAACGTGAAGAAGAAAGATTGAAAAAACGAACAACAAAATCTATTGAAGAAGAATTAGAAGTTGTTAAACGTAAGGATGATGAATTAAAAGAACGTATAGGAACGCGGAGTAAAGAGATAAACTCATCTCTATTGAATGAACGTTTTAGAACACTAGTTAGAGCATATCGTTTAATGAGTCATTTACAGAAACGACCTAAAGTATATCTAGTTTAAAATGCCCCGGTAGCTCAGTAGGACAGAGCAGCTTCCTTCTAAGGAGACCGTCGAGGGTTCGAATCCTTCTCGGGGTGCCAAATATTTATTGACAGTGATTAGGTGATGTGTTATCCTTTAATCTTACGCTATTAAAGGTTATTAAAGTTGATATTACGAGCATATAAATTTCCTTGTTATCCTGATGAAAGGCAGAAAGCGCAGCTAGAGATTGAGTTTGCCGCAGCCCGTGCTATATTCAATTGGGGTTTAGCTACTCGTAAAGGTGAATATGAAAAGGATAAGACACGTGTTAGTAGGGTAGATTGTAATAAGCGTTTGACTCAATTAAAAAAACATCCAGATGAATATTGGCCAGAACATATGGGTGGCACGGAATGGTTAAAAAATGCCAGTGTTACTGTATTACAATATTCGTTAATTAATCTTGATACAGCTTATAAGAATTTTTTTGAAGGTACTGCAAAGTATCCACAATTTAAAGTAAAGGGTAAAGCGCGAAATTCAGTAACTTACCCAATTTCTGCTTGTGTATATTTACATGAGGAAGAAAAGTTATGGTTAACAAACCAATATTATAGAAAAATGTCTTCGTTGAAAATTAAACGAGACCGTAAATTACCAACGGAACCAATAAAGGTAACAGTTAGTAAAGACAGGGTTGGTAATTATTTTATAAGTTTTCTTGTTAAGGAAGATATCGATCCATTACCGAAGACTGGAAAGGTGGTTGGGGTTGATGTTGGGATCACGGATGTTGTCATTACTGATGATGGTTATAAGAGTGGTAACCCGAAAAGTACTGCAAAATATGCAAAGAAGTTAAAAAAATTACAAAGGCAAAAACGCTTAAAGGAAAAGGGAAGTAATAATCAGGAGAAACTTAGGATAAAGATTGCAAAGGTTCATAAGAAAATTGCTGACACTCGTTTAACATTTTTACATAGGGAAAGCAAAAGGTTAGTAGATGAAGCAGATATTATTTCTGTTGAATCGTTGAATGTTCAGGGGATGATGAAAAACCGTAAGTTATCAAAAGCAATTGCCGATGCTTCGATGTCTGAATTTCACCGGCAGTTAGAATATAAATCACAATTTTATGGAAGAAATTTTGTTAGTATTGATAAATGGTTTCCTAGCACAAAAACATGCAGTAGTTGTCATCATGTTGTTGATAGTATACCATTATCAGATAGAAGTTGGGAATGCCCTGAATGTGGTGTCAAACATGACAGGGATATTAATGCAGCCATTAATATTAAAGAAGAGGGTCTCAGGATTTTAAATAATGCTTAAAAGTTTTAAAAATAGGGG